TCAAAGAATGACATTCTTCTCCATGGTGCTTACGTGCCGGTGGATGAGAGGAAATTGCAATGTGATTGGAAACAGAGGAGACCAGTAAAGTTGTACGACGTCCTTAGGGAATCGAAGTCGTACTGGGCCTACACGCCTGACCCTCTGATGCTCATGGAGCCTCAGGGTCAGTAAGACGTATACACAGCCATACACTCATGTAACCCAGAGCATTTTAAGATTTGTTGCACCGACGCTGAATTCACTGAACCAAAGTTTAAGGGTAAAGCTATGTTCAATTTGAACCGCGGTGTGACTATGCTCGAAGTGTAGGGCTTATGGGGACTAGTCAAGGAAGGTAAGTTCATTTCGAAACTCGACCACAGAGTATACGAGTTTCGCAAAGCGGCAGCATTTACGCGTCAGCGTTAGGTCGAGTTTGATCAGTACGTGTCACGCTGCCAGCTATTCGCGGGTCCCGGCAAGCTTCTGAAGAAGAAGGCTAGCCAATTCGCAGAACTTAAACCTGTGCCATGGCTAAAGGGTAAGGAACTCTATCTCATCCGATCAAGCAAAGTGCGTTATTGGGCTAAACACAATAGCCCCCAATACTATTTAAATGGTAAGGAACAAGATTAGCATCGGATCGAGGACATCTAGAAATTAATATAGATGGGTCTCAGAATAGTTGTCAACGACTAAACACTCAAGAAGTTGTAACGTGAGTTGAAACTACCAGCCCTCGATGATTTCTATGTCCACTGCCAGGACATAAGAATAGAGGAGACGGAGCGCTACTACTGCGTAGAACGAGGGAATGGAGAAGTTCTCACAGCAGAGTAGGCGCCTTTCGGGACTAGAGATAACACCAAGTTGTGGATGGAAACTAATGTTTATCCTTGGTGTCAATGTAACAATTCACGCAGAAATCCGTTAGGTACATAAATCTACTAGAATCATTTAAATATGTACTATTATGCCTTTTGCCCCGTGAATTCTTACTCAGGAACCTTGAATAGGTAGATTAAACCAGTCACTACCCGACCCACATGAACTTGGCATGTTTTAAGAGTTCGTGCAAGATTTCCTGAAACCCTTGCGAGATTGTGTCCGTACGCTTAACTTCAAAGCGTTCAAAAAGGGATGGACCATCTCAGCGTACCTGTAGTAGCTTATACCAGATAAGAAAAGACGATACTCTCAAGGCCTCGAGAGGTTTATCATGGTGTTTAAGATTTCTACGAAGTTAAAATCAAATCAGACCCTAACTGAATCCGAGAAGAAATTCATGAAACATAGGAGGATCTACTGCGACTCATTCGAAAAACTCATTAAAGATTCTGAGGTTTCGGTTATACCGAAACTCCTTGAGAAGTTTGTCTGTGAGGTTAGTAGGATGTATTTTGAAGATCCAACACGACCTAGGATTGTGTCGTCTATGAACGTTGAGCTGTTAGCCGTTATGG